AGTTATTCAGAGTTTTTATTCTGTAGTATGCAATACAGGTAGCTTCACGCCGTATGCAACAGCCGCTGGCGGTTCTGGCGGTTCACTACCCGCGTCGACCACAAGCTTCTCCTACATCGCCTTCATTTAATCATGGCAGTCTCCGCATTACCTCAAGCCCCGTATAGACAGGATCGGAAAATCTTCCCGACCCCGTTCTCCACAGACGTTCTATTCAGCGAAGTTCGGGACTGCAACCGCACCGAGTTTCCTGAATATGGAACCCCGCACCCCGACCATAAGAAGTGGCCACACCACAAGCTCATTTTCATTAAGCCTGTGGATATCGAGCGTAATGAGATCTTTGAGTTCTTTTATGCGGCGGATCGCGAGAATCAGGATGAATACAACTTCGCATCCAGTTTCCGTAGCATCGCGGGTGCGCGGGATTTTCGCGTAGTCCTGAGGGAATACGTCATACCGAGAGCCGAGTTCGACCCACTCCTTCCGGCATTCAAGGACCCGATGCCGGATGTTCCTGAGGGTGTCTTCGGTGGTATTGAATATGTGTTTTTCGATAAGCAACAAAAGAAGATCGACCAGACAGAGCTGGACTCTCTTTATATTGCCGAAGTGAGAACCTACATCGAGGCTGCGTTCTTGGATGAAAAGCTATCGTTCTCTGTAGAGAAAGCACTGGTTACGCCGGAAAGATTCCGAGCTACTTTGCCTACTGTTGTAACTGAAGAGATCGTGGAGGGGACCGCCGAAATGCCGACCCTTTCGGGGAATCATATTTCCATTAGCGAAAATCAGATCAATCCGGATGTAAAACTGGTTAGAACGATTTCGCGTTCGGCTACAGAGGGCGGGACCACACTTAGTGGCACGCGAACCTACGTCGAACAAACAATAGCCAATACTGAGGAGACATATTCCGATTCCTTGTTGACGGCGGAAGAAGGACTTTACATCGTGCAATCGCAAGTTACCGATCTGGGTGACGGAAATTACACACGCGAGACTGTAAAAGTCAATGAGTGGCCGGAACTTATCGGCTCCGAGTGGGATAATAATATCAGAGGGCAGGTTAAAAAGACGCAACAGTTTGTCGCGCCACCTTCCGGCACCGATTTCTTTTTGCAGGACGCTTCATTTATTCCTGTATCTAAAGATAGATTCCTACGGGTAGTCGAAGAGGCCCCGCAGGAGATACTGGATAGGTATTTCTCAACCTACAGTTCCACTGTAGACCTCAACCTGCCGAATGTATTGCGCTCCATTGAAGTTCTTTGGGATAAAGATTCTGCTTTGGGCGGCTACTCATCCAACTGGACAGGGGACTCCGATAGTGAAAATGTTTCCTTTAGCGGCTCCGAAAGAGGCGAGGCTACAGGAACAGCGTCAGCGGCACCTGAGCTTTTGATTGATATCGAGCAGCCGTGGAGTTCAGACTGCCCCGTTAAGATCCACACATTTTTCATAAAGCTCACAGAGGGGCCTTATGTTTTAAGTGACTCGGAAGTCCAATTTGATTCCAACGCATCGGGCATAACCCCGTCTATGGTTATACAAAAGCTCATGACAAAAGACCCCTACGGGTCTCAAATTGTTCCTATGAAGCCTTGGCCCACCTTCAAGCCCGTATCGCATAGGATTGTAACAACGGGCAAACGAGCGGCAGTATCCGCACAGTGTAACGGATCTTTTAGCTACGCCCGATCAGAAGAGAACTACCATCGGGACTCTACTTCCGGATCAGGATTTAATATCGCTATTGACACCACTATTGGAGTAAACAACATCCCCCCTACGCTACATGCTAAAATAGTTTTAGCCGAGGACACCGACGTAGAGGTTAAAGCCCTCTCTAGTTGCTCTGTTCAGCTGCCCTTTGGGGGGTCTTCTAACATTAGCGCGGCATCGCCCGTGCTCCTCGCTAGCGTAAGACCGCGAACTCTCGATGCTACCTACCCAGCGGATATCCCTAGAAGCGGATACTACTTGTTAAAGTATCAATCTGAACCCTATAAATGGGGGTGGCACCGAGTGGTAGCGTCTGTCATTGACGCGAACCAGTTCGCCTACGTTCAGGAGAACTAAATAAAACTTAATTATGGCAGAGGCTAAAAATTCACAGTCCGATTCTGTAGAAGGTTACGGGGGTCCGTCAATGGGGACCCCGATTACATCCAGTGCGAACACCTCCAATAGGCAAGCGGCTAAAGCCCTCGCCAAAGAATACGGTGTTGATACTAGAGGCAAATCTACCGATGAGATGCTGCAAGATGTGGCTGATGAAAAAAGAAGGGCTGGAGAGAATGTAAAAAACCAAGAGGACTTCATACGGGGATTCGAGAAAGAACAAAGGGATAAACGTAAGGCACCCCCTATACACACTCAGCCAGAAAAAGCGGTAGCTAAAAAGGAGAAGAAGGATCAGTTTCCAGTTAAACCCCCGCCCCCACCACTCCAACAACCCGACCGGACGCCCGTTAAATTTGTAATTCCGTTCTACGTCTGGAAAGACGGAGTGGCTGGGACCATCGGTTTATCCGCTAATTTCACTTTTAAACCCCTATAACAACATAGTGCCGTGGCTGTAAAAAAGGGAATATACAATTTGTTCTACCCTAAAGGGGAGGAATACAGCAGCTGGCAAGGAGAGCAACGTGCGAATGATCCTACGCGGGTGAAGTTTCCTATTGGCTTTGATGTTATTGCTGAATGGGAATGCAATGTAAAAAAAGCTCTAGTAACGTATACAAATGAGTTTTTTCCAGACACGGATTATCCTTATTACTTCTCACGGACCGAGACAATCTTCCGGACAAATGTAAAAAACACAGACCTAAGACCAGCTATTGATGAGGCGGGAATAACTTTGCGGGCTACAGATAAAGAAAGAGACATCACTTTCCCCTATCCAGAAAACCGTAATTGGATTTATCCTACAGACTCCCGATGGGCTAATGAGAATTATGAGTATATCTCTAGCCAAGAAATAGTAGATTACTTCTACTATAACGGAACATTCTATTATGACAAACCCTTAGATGAGGAGGATGACCCCGGGTATGTCACGATTTCAAAATACACTAGGGTGTTTACAAAGCAGATTGCCTCTTTTGAGCAGAAGAACTTTTTCAGTGACGGAAGCCTTTATAGTAGGTATCTAGTGAAGTTCGAGCCCCTTGAAACCTATTTCTAAGAGGACTCCTAAATTTGTTTTGACACAACCACAATAAGAACCTACCCTCCAACCATGCCCGCTACGAAAGTAAAATCTAAAAGGCAAGTGGCTTACTTGCTCTCCAAAGTCTCCCCTTTGACGAGCAAGGAACAGGTGAAGCTCAAGAAAGAACTACACTCCGGTGTTGTGAAAGTCGCCAAGAAATAATTTAGTGAATCCTGTTCTCGTAAAACCTAAAAGAATCCCTTCTCCGGAGGAACTGCGTGCTGATAGCTTTGGTTTCAAGCCTGATGAAGAGGAACCCATGCCCGCGTATGACGGCAGTGACCTTGCGGATAGGGCTTTTCAGGTGATTCGTAGGCACGAAGGTTTTAGGGCAAAGCCGTATCTCGATACCAATAAAAATTGGACAGTTGGGATTGGCACCTTAATCGGTAAGGGGACAGATGCCGACCTCAAAGCAAGCCCCTTTTACGGGAAGGAAATCAATGAAGCAACGGCTAAGGATCTAGCCACTAAAGCTATTTCCGAGAAAATTATCTTGGCGAAGAAGCTTGTTGGTCCCGACACGTTCAGTGACTTCTCGCCAGAACTCCAAGCGCAATTGGTTTCCGGAGCGTATAGGGGAGACATTACCGGATCGCCCAAAGCTCTGAAACTACTCAGCCAGAATGACTTTGCAGGAGCTGCCCGCGAGTTCTTGGATAATGAAGAATACCGAAAAGCGAAAGCTGCAAAGTCCGGAGTAGCTACACGGATGGAAGAAATGGCTTCGGTAATCAAAAAAGAAAAGCCCGTGAATTTTCAAAGTGCCGTAGAGAGCCGCTTCAATCAATTGTCTACGGTTAAATAAAACCTACAGAGAAGTAATCCATGCCAGCTTACACCCTAAACCAGCTATCCCCAATGCTTGACAAATACGTTGAGCCGGATGGGGACTTCAAGGCTAGTCTAAACCAAGTGCTATCCCGCATTTACAATATGGGAACTTATCGGGATTTGACCGTGCAGTATAGTCTTCCTGTTGTTGACGGCTGTGTGACACTGCCCGACGACGCCGACTCCGTGCTACATACGATGGTTGACGGATTCCCAGTCCCTGTTCGTTCCTTGTGGCACGACTTTAAATCAGTTGGTATTGGCAACTTATCCAATAACGCAACTACCCAGTGGGGCTTGATTGATGCGGGCTATTGCCCAACTAAACAACTTTTTGCAAACCCGATAAGCGAACTGTTTATTGTATCCGCATCCGGTTCCAGTATTCCGCACACCTTCACCTCAACGGACGGCGGCACGATTACGGTTGTCGGCAGCGACGGGAGCCAATTCTACACGGGCGAAACCGTCACTAGCCCAAACCGTATCCTTTTTGATACACCAGTATCGAGCATCGTAAGCATTCGCTTCGATGGGCTTACGGGTTCTTTTGATCTTCGTTTGGACTCCTTGGACGCCGACACGACTATTGCAACAGTAGGTCCTGATTCCGGCGTCACACGCTATCGTCGTTTTAGGATTAACGGTGCCACTGACGGCACAACAGTCGTTCATGTTCTTTGCAAACGAGCGTTCCAACCCTTACGAAATGAGAGCGATATTGTCTTCGTCGGAAACGTCGGGGCGATCAAGCAAGGTCTTCTCGGTCGCCTGATGGAGGATAACGCGGACATCGAACGCGCCCAATATCACTGGAGCCAGTGTATGCTTTTGATGGAGGAGGAAGCTAACTCCAGCCGTGGTGCGGCTATCCCACGACTCAATATCGACCCATACGGGGTTGGCCCTCAGAGTCGTATGCAACAACTTTATTAATGAAGATAATCAAACCGTCGGACGCACACCGCAAACAAGCGCGTCTTGAGTCTAAAAAAATGGGGGTCTTGTATAAGTCAATTACAAGAGGGTTAGGGAATGAGATAGGCATGATGGGTGAAATCCTTGTGCAGGAGCTTATTGGTGGTGAGCGCGTCGGTGTCGTGACGCCCGCCTACGATATCGTATTACCCAACGGTATCACCATCGATGTCAAGACTACAAAGGCCGCAGCTGTGCCGGAACTGCATTATGTCGCTCGCGTATACGGTAGTGAGGGCAATAAGGAAAAGCTGTGTAGCAAATGTAATGTTTACTATTTCGTTAGGTGTAACCAACAGTTGACGTTGGCTACGATTGTTGGCTGGATGCCCGCCCGTAAATTTATAGAGCGAGCCACGTTCCTGCCAAAAGGCAACGTGGACCCCAGCGATGGAAAACTTTCCTTTGCCGATGAGTTCACGTTGCCTATCTCAGAGCTGTATCTGCCAACGGTTAAGCTGACGAAGAAGCGCGTGGGGGTTTAAAAATCCTCTCCCTTATCAATATCGAAGTCTTGGGATAAATCAATCTCCCAGACTTTACCGCCGCCGTCACCCCTGCTTCGGACAGGGCGAACCCCCTTGTTGTGCTTGCTGACTTCCTCAAGGACCGTCATCCCCCTTCGCACAAACTCAAGGTTATTGCTGTTGCCGACGCTACGCCCACCGTTTGATTCGTGCAGAACGACAGTGAATTCGGTAAGCGTGCCACGCCATTTCGTTTTTTCTGTGTGTTCACGAACCTTTTTGGCGAAGAACTCAACCATTTCAGCGATTGCCGAACGCGAGCTATTATCATATGCAGCAGCTTCGATAAACGAGTCAATGTATGTTTTCACACCAAAACGGCTGGAGTCCTTAACCTCAATGGGGGCTTTCCAATCCATCAGCCATTTAAGGAAATAGGGAAGCTCCGTTGCGATTGTGGTCTCAACAAAATCGTTTGAGCCGAACTTGACCTTATGTCCGCTATTAATCCGTAGTGCGATGATCTTGTCTCGGTTGCTGCTATCCAAGGACGGCAGTGCGGCCAATGAGTTTGCGTCAAGATTCAGGGACATCATAACCCGACCGGACCACGGCAACGGGATCGCGTCCGCATACTTTGCATGATACTCAAGCCTAGGGTTGGCAACGCAACGCTTGGTGAGTTCAACGAATTTACGCTGGTCCGCATATGTTGCCGCCGCCGTCTGGTCGTCAATAACCCAAGCAGCGGACCCACAAAGATCGCGGTTGAAGTTTGTCTTACCGGATAAGTAGTCCGAGGCATCACTGAAGCCGCCAACGGATGCCCCGATGATCTTGTTCGTCAGCAATGTCTTGCCGTGTCCCGTAGGTC